AACATTATTTCATGCTCCGTGTTGTCCTTATTATATCCATCTTTGATCAATTCGGACTTCCTGAATCTAAATCTATTTAATCTAATATCTCCTGTAATATAATAATAATTTGGTGTTGTTTTACTAAGTAATTTAAAACCCAATTGTTTATACAAATTTCCCTGTGACCAAGATCGATCTGCATAACTGACAATTTTATTATTTTTACATCCTGTAAGAAAATGTTTAAATAATTTGTTTGCGCCACCAATAACAGTGAATCCACATTTATTACAAAATCTATGCATTTCTATAATATTCTTTTCAAATCTTGAATTACCAAACGTCATCAACGAGACTAATTCATCTTGGTAATAGAGACCGAATTTATATTTCGATTTTATAGAACCTTGTATATGATTATCTTCCAAGAATATTTTTGATTGTTTATTATCCACTTTCTTTATGATGCATTTTCTACCAAATATTCTTTTTGATTTACCAAGCAAATTTAATATTCTTGATTGGATTATCTCTTGTTTATAGACCCAATCATCTTCATATATGTGTACCAGATGAATACCGATTGCTTCACAACTTTCCGTTTTGTTAATGTGATAATCTTTATGTTTATGTAATTCGGAATGCCAGTATAGACCATTAAATTCAAAGGCAAGTTTAATTTCTGGTAAATAAATATCAAGTTCAAGAGGAGAAATCACATTTCTGGAATTTGGTATGATTTCGCCAGAATAATTTTGTTGGACGAAAGATAACAATTCAGTTTCCTTTGAGGATGGACCCGTCCTATAAGGATGACAAATTTTGCAAATTATATCTTCCTGCTTCATTCTAATGTAAAATAATTGTTTTTGCATAACATTTTCATGACCTTTGTCACACAAAAATTTAATATCCCCGCCATCATTATCAATAAACTTATAATTAATTTTTTCTAATTGTTCTTTCCATCTATTAATTTCTTGTGTGTGTCTGTTAATTGATATTCGGTTTTTGATTATGGTTGATTTTGATGCGTTATCAACACCATATTTTTTGATACAACTACTTTTTATTTTATCTATATTATTATAATTTTCATTCCCATATTTTTCCAATTTAGTTTTTTTTATCAATGATGTTATTGTGTCCCTTTCTCCAATAGATTTATTTTTATGAGTCATACTTATACTATTTGAATTATTATAATTTTCATTTCCATATTTTTTCAATTTAGTCGCTTTGATTTTAGCAGACTTACATTTTACACAACCTTTTCCTTGTAAGTGGTTATTCGGTTTTTGGAAAAATGAACCGTGAATTGGACAAACAATCTCTATTTTAAGAGAAGACAATATATAATCTGATTTACTATAATCATAAACATCACCATGAATTTTCTCTGCTTTAACCAAAAATTCTTCTAACGTCAACTTTTTCATTATAAACTCCTTAGTTTGTATTACTAAAGTATTTATATTAATGATTAATAAAAAGGCATCAAATTTATCAGATTCGATGCCCTTTTAGATAATACTTACTTACTTAATTTCGTCAAAGTTCACGCCTTCTCTTGTTACAACGGTTTGCAATCTAATGAACTCAATTGTCTTTGTAGGTTGAACATAAATGTCCAAGTGCATTTTGTTTTCACCGATTACTTGAGCAGTGTTATTTGTTGTATCACAAACAACTTCATACTTTGTTACACCACCACCGGCTTCTACAGATCGCATAAATGAATCTACGATACTTGAAGCGCGCAATCTTGTCTTGTCAGTATTTGCTTCGAACAAGAAAGGAAGTAATGAAGGTTCAACACTATTTTCGATGTAAAGAAGCAAACGTCTAACATTGATTCGATCAAGTGCGGACTTTTTCTTCTGTGCTGTTTTCTGACCCCACATAACACTTCCAACACCATTGATTTCCTTAGAAGTATTGATATTTCGATCATACATATAACCAATCTGTGTTTTAGTAAACTTAGTCTTCTGACCAAGTGAAGGAATAATTCCTCTATTGATACCGGCAGGTGCGTCCTATGTATTTGCTACCCGATCCGTGCGCGCCATAATCGTTGCACCAAAGATACACTTAGGAATATAGATAACTTTATCATTATAGATATCATATACTTTATCCCAACCAGCGTACAATGCCACATATGATTGATTCGTGAATGTGTAATTCGCACCATCACAAATTGCTACTTCACTTGTATCAGTCAATTCATCGGCTTGAGAAACTGCAATACAATCCTGTCTTGACGCACATAATCCACCAACATATGTTTGTAAAGCAGCGGCACTTCCAGTTGCAGGATCAACAGCAGGAATAAGAATACTTACAGACACACGTTCTCTCTCAGCGAATAAACCCCATGCGGCCTGTTTATTTGCATTAGTAATAGCGGCAGCAGTATTTGCACCACCAGCAAGAGCAGTTTTCGTAGTAGTTGAACCAGGATATGTTGTGGCAGTCAAAAGGTCCTTGTAATAAATATAGGCAGAATTTCCGTTGATTACTGATTCTGCAAACAATTGCTTACCTGCGGAGTCAAGAACTTCTTCTCTTGAAACCAAGAATGATTCTTCGGCTACAGTAGGAAATGTTGTGTCGAGTGTATCTTTTACATATACTTCGATTTTAAAAACTTTCGCTTCTGTTGCTGTTTCATAAGAACCGGACCAATCATAACCATTGGCTTGAGAATCGGCAGTCGTGATAATTTGTACCGCAACATTGTTTCCATATGCTCCAGGTCCAATAGAACTGATGACGAAAAATGATCCTGAGAGAGTAGGACTCGCAACAACAGAAGTGTTTTCAATATCATAAATATCATCTGTTTTATTTCCATCTTCATAACCAGAATTGGCTATATGATCTGTAGACGAATCTGCCGTGATAGTTGCTTCTGAAATTTCACCTGTGCCTGCAAAACACATATTAGCATATGTTTCATCACCTTCAGTTGCACGAACATAAAACAATGAATCAGATTCTCTAAGAAATTCGATTGCGGCATAACCACTAAAATCTAAATTTACTGAATCAGGTTCACCGAACTTGTCTATATAATCTTTGTCATTAGATAATAGCACTCGTGAATTGACAATACCTTTAACGGCTTCACCAACAGTAGCACCAACACTTGTGCCAACTGGTGCGACAATTTCGCTTAAATCCCGCTCTTCCCTAATAACCCCTGGTGTTGAATATTTACTCATTTTTTATCCTCCTATTTCGATACCTAAAATACTATTTATATTGTCCATTTCATAATGTGGGATAGTTATTAATTTCATACCAGATTCACCACAAAATAATTTCTTTAATTTATCATTCATTGTAACTTCTTTTAATCGTTTTTCCATTGTGACTTCTCTCATTTTTCCACCAAAATTAACGAGTCCATAATGTTGTTCACCATTGAATTCAATACAAACATCATGTTCTGGTAAATAAAAATCAAACGGCAACGTATTTTTATTTCGACATTTTTCAAATCGTTTTTGTGTTTCATATTCAATATTATTCGTTGTTAAATATGTCTCCACTAATGTCTCGCCCTTTGATCTATGACATTTTGAGCATCCAGATTTACCACTTAAATGGTTATTCGGTTTTTTCGAAAAAGACTCTCCACATTTCTTGCAGATAATGACTACTTTTTCTTTTGCTCCTTTATAATCAACCTTTGAATAATCGTATTTATTACCATGTATTTTTCTTGCAGATTCAATGAATAATTGTTTATTCTTTGTACACTTTTTAATACCATTTTTTCTTCCACAGTTTGGACAACCACTTCCCTGTAAATGTTCATTTGGCTTCTGTGAAAAGATACCATGTTCTCTACACATTATCTTTACTTTTACCCCATATTTGACATATTCTGTCTTTGAATAACCATATTTCTGACCGTGTTTCATTCTTGATTTTTCAATGAATATTTCGGTAGTCAGTCTTTTCATGTGTCATCCTATGGTGGTATCTTATACCTTCCTTATATTAGTATTTATAATTAGAAAACCAAATTCTCGTCTGGACCTTCTGGACCTTCATCAAAAATTACTGGTAGTTCCTCATCTTCGGTGTTTTGTATTTTGTATTTGTCATCTATTTGTTTGACATCGATATTTTTACCATCAAAATATGTTGTTGACAGAAAATAAACTGCCCAAATTAAAGCAGATACCGTGTCATCATGTTCGTTACGTTCCGCTCTAAAAACATTTGGTCTCACTTCTTCGTATCTACTTAATTCAAATACAGTTGTCTTATCAAATAATTCTAACCAACCATTTTCTAAATATCGTTTAATCAATAAATTGGCGGCGAGTTTTGACTTCTTAGTTGATCGAATTCCAATTCCTTTTACATCACAATTGATAATTCTATCACATTCAAACTCGTACCAAATCGCGTCTGCCACGGATGATCCAACATCATTATTCTCTACCATCATATGTGCTTTGTTATAATAGTTTGAAACCTCTATGCATACCTGCGCGAAATCGTTTGCCTCAATCAAATTATGTCGATACATGGCGACTTGTACTAATTCATGCTCACGTACTATTTTAAGCACTTGTATAACACTATAGTCCTTGCCTGTGCCCTTTCCAGAGTCTACTCCCATGATATACATCTCACCATCAATTGGATATTCGAATATCTGCAACATGTACCCAATCTTAGTTGTTATCGGTACTTTAGTCTCAATTCTTTCCAATACTTCTGGGTCAATTAATGTGCTTGTGGATCCGAGGAATTTGCAATTATGATTCACAATATCATTGACATAAAATGTTCTGTCCACATTAAACACATTTATAAAATCATACACATGTTGTTTTTTCTTCAATCGTTTTATTTTTATGATGCCTTTTAATCCAGTTTTCGTTTGCAGACATTCCCCAACCATCAAATCTATTGCTTCCGTTTCGATTCCATTTACAACAAATTTATGGGCCAATGATACATCAATAGTCGTTTTATCTTCTAATGTAAATCGCAATATATTGACCTTGTCATTAATTTTTACTAAACCATCAAAGTCACAATAACCATATGGAGTATCTACTTGCCACTCATTTATTTTTTTAACTTTTTTCATTTAATTTTTCCATGAATTCATTCTCGTTCATAGTATGTTTTTTTGAATTAATATTTCTAACACAAACACAAAGATTATATATCCAATTCTTTCGTGTATTTGGTTTGCTTATTACACACTTTACAAAATATTTTTATCTTCATATAAACTCCTTATATTGACCTTCCGGACTTCACCAGTCATTTTATTTCTTATATGAGTCTTTATATTCTTATTACCACAAACACATCCCTGTTCTTGATTCCATGAAATTATTCCTTCATCTGAAATATACTGTTCTTTGAACGTATCATCCCTTCCAGGTACTTCTTTCCAATTAATTTTAATTGCTCTGTATTGATTCTCGTCACGAATAGCCGCATTGAAAATATGATAAAAATGATTCAGTCCATTTGGTGTACTTACTATTATTATTTTCGATGTATTACCAGAAATAATTGTTGAATAAACACTCCGCATAAATTCTGACGCAATATTCGGTAACACATGTGCAAATTCATCCAGATACAATATTGAAATAGTATAACTTCTAATTGCACTCGATGAAGTAGCGGCGGCAACAATTTGAGAACCATTTTCGAGAGAGATTGTACTTTTATTCCAACCACTGTCTGAGATACCTTGTTGCAACCACAAAGGCATTTCTTTATATGCACTTTTAATTTCTGCTAATAACTTCAACGCGATTTTTTCTTTGTTCGCCAATATCGCTACTGTCTTATCTGGGTTGAATAAAATATAGTGAGTCAAATATATTTCCGAAATTACAGAATTATGTGATAAAATACCATTAGTGTAATATGTATGCTTTTTTGATTTTAAAGACAGATCATACATATTATCAGACGCGTCTAATTTATTGATACACGAAACGGTTTCTATACCTTCGTCAGTTTTAATTCTGTCACCTATTTTTAACTGTGCCAAAAATATTTCGTTATCGTGTTCATCAATAATAATATGATTATCGGCGGCGGATAAAGAATGAGTATCGGTATGAATTTCCCAAATATCATATTCTATTGTCTTATTTGTTTTTTCTATTTCTTCCCATCCGTCCTCCGTATAAACTTCATAATCTGTGACATCAAAGGACTCTATGAATTTTTTATTGCTATTCATTTAAAAACTCCAAACATTTATTAATTATTTTTTCGGGGTTATTTTTATAATCTTTTTCTTTTATATGTAATATTTTTAATGTTGGATGAGATTCTAAAATTTCTTTATCACGAATTTCATCTCTTAACTTATTTCCTTTACCAATTATTCCATGCCAATAAGTTCCATCGAACTCTATACATTTACTGTTATCCTCTATATAGAAATCCAACTTTCTATATGATACATTTGTTTCCAATCTGTATTCCTTATTAACAGATTCATTTTTTTCTCCATCATCTAAGGTAGCGAAATAAATATTTTTATATTTATTTTTAACAATGTCATATACTGACCAAAATAAAGTTTGAGATATTTTGCTGAAATTATTTTTCTTAAATGATTTTGTCCATTTATTTTGTCTTTCTTTCCATCTCTTAATACCATTTTCTTTTCCATATTTCTTTATGCAGATTTTTTTACTAAAGGTAGTTTGTCTTTCAGATTGTTTCTTTTTTGCTTCATCTTTAGAATATCCTTTTTTGATCCAATACCCAAACTGAGTAGTAAATACATCCCCACTTTTCAATGTTTGATGTAACGATTTAGAAAATTTATCCAATCTATCAGTATGTTCATTACACCATTTTACATTGCATTCTGTATTGTAACAAAATTTTCTATAACCCAAACCAATACTTAAAAATTTTAATTGATTTCCACAATACAAACAACTACCATTTGGATCAGATTCTTTCTGAATATATGTATTGTAATATTTTTCTTGTATCATTTCTTTGTGACCGTCAGTAATATGTTTAGATAGAGATTCAATACGTGGAAATTTTTGACTACAAATCTCACACTTAAATTTTTTACCAGAATCTAAATTTGATTTATATATTTTTTTATGTTTCAAACAACAAAAATCCTTGATGATAACATTATTAGTACAAGAATCCAATTTACATATATGTACTAATTTTGGATAATATTTCAAAAAATGTATTACAGTATCAATATTTTTATGACACTTTTTAAAATGGATAAATAATCCAGTTTCTTTTTTCAATTTCTTTGAACAAACATTACACACAATTTCTTTCGTTTCCAATTTCAACCTCCAAGTTAATAATATCTATCTACAACTATTTATATTATTAAAAACGTTTTCCTGTCTGGAAAGTAGAAAAAATTATGAATTATGTTTTATCCTATTGTGGAATTCCCCAATAGTTATTTCTTCGATTTCTTTCGTTTTTTTATTCCGGATTTTTATTATAGTAGTATCCAAAAAACATTTGCCAGACTGGCGAGGAGCCATTAAGCAACAGTGGCGTTTGTTTTGACGTTCTTCCGGTAGACCACTATTAGGATCACCATACGCCTTCAAAATCTTTTTTTGATATGCACGTAATTTTGGTAATATTCTACCAT